ACAGAGACAACGAAACCTGATCATGTTTTTTTCATGACTAAGGCATATCTGTCTCTGAGGTGGGGTTCAACTAATCTTGCCATGATGTTTCCTTTGGCTCAGGGGTGTCCAATAAATCCTGTGACATGTCTGATTCACATAATTTGAAATTCTCCAATATGCTGTAAAATCCCGTTCTTTTGCAGACTTTGTGCTCTGTGAGACCTTTGTTGAAGTCTGAGAGTGTGGGTGGATGTAATCTTAGACTATTGATGTGAACATCCAAGGAACCCAGGGCTCTGATCCATGAGCCAATCCCGGCCAACCCTGGACCCAGACCAATTTTCTTGAAAATATGTCCTTTCCCGCCAATATCCCATGTAAGTCTCTTCTTTGAAGGTGACTTTTTCCCGGTCCCTTTGATTATAGCAATTACAGGAGAAATTTCAATTAACTTATCTAGATACTGATACAGTTTGACATTGCTTGTTTTCCAGCTGATCCAATATCCTAGTCCAACTACACAGACAAGCAAGTTCAGTAATTCACCGTCACTTGGAATCTTCCATGTGTTATTACTCTCTGATGTCACAGATATAATGCTGTTCAACCCTACAACTACACAGGATAACACAATCTCTCCTGAATATTGGCTCCTGACTGTACTGATACGCTCACTCAGGGAGTAACCAAGGCCCGTTTCCACTCCCATGATGGAGAATAAAGTCTCGAACTGCACTTTCAAGTCAGGGATCAAACTAGGTGGAACCCCTTGCACCATTTTTCCATACGAGATATTGCAAGCCCTTTGAAGCTCTGATTCATGTGTAGACAACGCATAGCACCGAGTTAATGCGTTTCTTAACGAGCATAACTCGATGTGTTTGTTCTTTGACGTCTTATGTAGTCTACACATGAAGACTGCATACATCTCAGAGGTGAAAGATCCACTAAATGATGTGCTAACAAGGAATACATGTTTGAAGTACTTCCCCAGTTTTTGAAGTGCGTTGCTGTGAGGTGTCGCATTCAAATCAGAAGCATAACATTTATATATTACAGACCCTCCAGGATTTAGAATCTCCAGCCCATGAGACTCCAAATTTGATTCGATTTTTAACTGTGTCAATTTATCCCGAATTTCCATATCTAGCACTATCAGATCTATGTTTAGGTTATTTCTAGATGCCAATCTCTTAAAATTCAACCATGTATCTTGTTGACTTAGATCTGATGGCTCCATCCAAGCAGTCTCACCGTTCACACACTTAAACGGATGAGGAGAGCAATTTCCGATGGCAGGTGGGACTCCAGGTGACGATCCTCTCAAACTTGTCCCCTGATATTCTACCAAGGAGTTGTAGATATAATGAGAGAGAGGGTTAATCCGAGCTAAACAGGCACTCATTCCACCTGATCCATCTCCGCCACAAAGAAAGTCCTGGTACCCTATTCCCATACGGACGATAATGGAGCGCAGTTTGTAATGTGCACCAGTGGCCAACTGAGCAAATCTCAAGCCCGTTATTAGAGGTGACTGGACTTTCGGTATTTTGAGTGGATCCCATTCTTTAAGCACTGGTGGGGTTTCAGTTTGAGTCAATTCGATACTGATGATGTCACCGACGATCTCTTTCCCCCAGTCCAGACGTACAACTCCAGTACATTTAGTGTTTTTAAAAGATTTACATGCATGTCGGACTTCTTCAGGACATGTGCGTCCATTTTTCAGTAGAGAACTAGGGAGCGATTCTGTCAATGTACCTGTTTGAATGTTTGTCGACAATTCCCTAAGCTGATTTATTCTCTTTTTGTTGAACCCCGTTTTTCCCTTGACATGCTTGACAAAGAGTTCTTTTACAACCATTGAGCTGAATAGATATGGACCCATCACCTCACTTCCAACTAAATCAGAGAAAACCACAATCTTGGGATACTTGTCGATCATTCCCTCATCTCTTTCAAGTCTATATGCTTGCCTTTTTAACCATGAGCGAGCCATCAATCCCATATCCTTGTCGGATATCGGGTAAGTGGGTGGAACTTTGTGGGGAGAATTACATAGGTCTTCCAAAATTGGTCCTTTCCGACAGAGAGTTAGGAAGCTTTTATTAAGGGTGAGTTCGTTGATGCAGTAGATCAGTGATCCCATTATGGTTGCCTTCATCAATCGTGGGTGATTGACATTCCTCCTGTGCAAGGCATTGATCGTTGATGATCTTAGCATTCCATTCAGTACCCCTTCTAAATAGTCACTCCCTAATACTTTATTCTGGATGCTAAGTGGGAATAGTGATGACTCCTCAAGATACAGTTGATCGCCTAAGATCATATTCCCCATGATGAATCCACCTGCCCGGCCTGCCTGATATGAAACTTCTCGCTTTGTTAGATTTTCCACCAAAATGCTGTCGATTTCATATTTGGCTTTAGTCTTGAACCACGGTGTAGTATCGGGCTTCCATTTCCTCAAGATCCAACTCACATCAGGGTGCTTAAATTCCCGAGGGCTGTCTAATGTTGGTTCCTCTATCTTTCTTAGGCATGCTTTGCAACTTAAATGTAGATGTCCGCTAAGGCTCCCCTCCCGCAATCCTCCCACTTCTCCTAAGCTGGCTTGACCATATATAATACTCGGTTGGAACATAAAATCAAAGTTATCTGAACCTATGATACTGAAGGTGTCGGTTGAGATGATCATCCACCCCAGTTTGCTAGGGTTGCATGCTGCATATCCTCCTGAACTCATTCTAGAACATGAAAATCTATGTAGGGCTGATCCCGTTCGCTTGAATCCTTCTCTCTTATCACTCCATTCTTCTCCTGTCAAGCCTTGCAGAACTGATAAGATAGACTTGCTAAGTCTACTATCGGGTTCAACAAACCAGTGGATGGCATTTCTCAACTTTACCGCACGTCGAATCAAACTTACATTGCTTTCTTTGTCCCATGGCTGTAATATGCTGGTGCTTTCAGATGTTCTGGATCCTAAATAGGCAACATATGGTCCTTTCTGCAAACTAATATGACTAAAACCTTGTGGAGCCAGGCATGTGATGTAATCATTGGAATTCTCATCACAGCGGGTGCATCTCCCTTTAAACATTTCAATTGTGCCAAACATTTCTAATGGATGAGGTATTGTTGTCCCAATAACTGGTCGTCCCCATGATCTAAATCGTAAGGAATCTGCGTGATGCGCCGAACAATCCCAGAGGCTGACACCTTCTTTTACATGAAAAGATAAGTATCTAAACGTCCCGATTTCACACTCCCATGTCAAGTAATTGATATCTCGATATAGTTTCTTGGAAAATGCAGTTCGGATGGTCCTGGCGTTCTGAAATAAGGAGACCAGCCCGTCTGTTATGCCTATGAAAGTTGCAGCACGGAACTCACTGAGGAATTTTGGAAATAAAGGACTGATTGTCCATAGATAATCCATAAGTAGCTGCTCATTAGCATTTAGATAAATCACAGAGTCCCTTATTGTCTTGTTCTGAATCTCTGTCGTGGATTGCTGAAGGGACTTTTTAATCTCCGTTTTTAGGAGGTTAGTGAGGCTCATGTTTTTCGGTATGTTTAGAGAATTTGGTTTTTCTAACAATTTCGATATGTCGGATGGCTGAGATGCTTCTCGAACATCGGGATATCCGCAACTGATTGCAAAGAGCCGCAAGGCGTGATTGTTGGTGGATCTTGCAATTAATTTCCAAAATGACAAACTTTCGGTGACAGGATCAGGAAACGCCCGACATAAAAACCTAGACAATGAAGTCCCACAGGCTCCACCCAACGATGGATCCAGGTATAAACAACGAAGTTTATACGCAAGGTTGTGCATAATTTGAGGGACTGCCTTATGAGTTGCACACCCAAGGACAGGGTTGTGCCTCTCTATCATCAGCCTTGTCATATTGCCGAAGAAATTGTAGTATAGAATCGCATCTAAAGGGCCTGTGTCAAAGTGGGATATTGTGAGGCAATTTGTGCTGACTGTGCTCATAATATTTCCGAAAGAAAGAATTTGATCATTTGTGACACACATGATTCTTGACAGCCTTTTGGTGAATAGATTAAGTATTCGACCACGGAACACCGGGATTTTTCCATAATTTAAGTAATCAGCGGACTGCATAGTTTCATCCTCATTTATAATCAATCCGAGCTTGTCTGTCCCTCTTTTGATGGCAGACATTATAGCATTGTTGTTGTTCCAGATGTCCTGAAGATTCTTTATGAGCTCTTCATCGTTGGCATGTGGCCTTAATTTGTACTGAGTGCAGATCACTTGATTATCACCTTGTGCTAGTATCTTGACAGCGGTGTTTCTGATTCTAGCCTCTCGCCTTATCATTAGGAGACCAACAACTGTCCATCCCTTTTGTCTTAAACCCTCCAATCCTCCCAGTTGTCCCTCCCAACACACTCTTTGAGGGGTGCTGTTAAGCAGTCTTCCATCCCTGACAGTCATCAGGTCAGGTCTCCCATTGTAGTATATCCAGCTATTTTCAAAGAATTCATGTGTCCGGTATATTAAATTGGGATACCCCAAAAACTGACCCATGACTTTGAAAACTGGACCAGTGGCATCCTTTCTTTGGTGATTGTTCCACTTCTCATAATCTATATGATTTGCAATACAGATTTGAGAATAATCACTCCCTCCTTGCCCCTGCGTTCTATCCATCAGCTTGGATATAACTGTTGTCATGTCATCAGCCATTGTCAGCCCATTAAATAAAGGAACGTAATGCTCCTTTATCAAGTACTCCGTCACCACGAAATACTCTCTCAGCTTCCAAGACATCAGGGAAAAGAATCTTCCTTTTACTTTGACTTCTCTCTCCTTACCCTTTAATCCGATGATCAGATCATCGGAAGGGAGTCCATTAAGATCAACTTCACGGAGAAATTCGGGCCAATTAGTACCCTCCTTGTGCAAAAGTGTGTTGAGGACCTTTTCAGTAGGGATTGGCTCTCCAGGATGAGTTAGTAGAAAATTTACAACCTCATGTCGATTCCTAGAATGACTCTTGTCCGAGTACAAGAGACTAGGATCGATCACCTCTGGAATATCAAAGCACTTGATCAGAGGGAGTGTATTCCACCTATCTCCAAAATCTTCAATAACCTTTGGGGTTGGCCAAATGTTGTCATGAATATACGAGTAGAATGGATGGTTCTGGGGTACTTGAGTCTTGTCTACATACCATTTTTTGTCTTCCACAAATTTCTTTCGTAATACACAATATGCCAAATCACTTCCCAAAATCTCTGCATATTCCTGGTCTATTGTCTTTGGCATATTCACTTGGGTGTGTAAAGCTTCCAATCCTTCCAGGTAATTTATGAAGGGATGTCCCCAATGTCTGAATGATCCATACACCACGGTCAAGACTTCCAAGGTGTTTATGGACTTTATCTTCTCACAGAACTGTGTGCACTCAAAAGACACAGCTCCCACCTCGTCAATTGATGCATTGACGTGTGCTGTGAAGTTTGGGAATGTAGGAATTAATGGCCGATATCCCTTAGCCATCTCACAGAATTTCCAGTTGCAAATCGGTTCCAACAATTTGATACAATTGTAAGCATCATTGCCTAGAGACTCTAGCACTTTGTCTCCAGCCCTGTATAGAGAATTGACAAATTTAATCTCTTCTTGAGTGTAAATATGCTCAGTCCTGTAATGTAACCCTACTGTGGTGTTAAACCTGGCAATCCATGTGTCCTTCATCATAAGAGCAAATAATCTATCTATAATTACTTTGTGTTCGGGGAAATAAAGGACTTTCCCGGTGACATAACATGGTCCCAAATGAGTATTAACAGTCAATCCAACAACTTCTGAGGCACTTTTAACCTTCTTGATTTTGAGCAATCGGGAAATTTCCTTGAGCTCCTCTTCTGAATTGTGGTTCAAAATTATAATCAAATCATGCATCATCAGGAACAATTCTCCCCATTTGAGAGTCTCATAATCGGCAACTAATCTCTTCTCATAATGATTTTTCAAATCTTTTTTGATCCAACCCTTATAAAATGTTTGCGGAACGCAAAAGGTTTCAGATGCTTCAGTCATCACTGCCTCGAGGAACCTTTTGCACCTTGTCACAGGCAGATCCTTAACTTGAGACACCCTACTCCACCATCGATGTAATTTGTTTGAGGGAAGGATTGTGGAGAAATTTACTCCTATGTGGTCGAACAACCTATCTCGCTTAGACCAATCTTTCTGCCGGAAGACTCTCGGATATTCCTTGTGAGTCCGATGGGCTAAATACCCGTCCAAATCATCAGACACCAGGGGAGAATTTAAACTGTAATCATTCTGATTCAGGTGTTGAAAATGAAATTTGCCATCATTGAATGTTTCTTCTTGAGAATCAAAGTCGGATTCACTACTCAAGTCCAAGTCATCAAATGACTCAGACCAATCTGAGCAGTAATCCTCCATGATTTCTCGTTGATTTTTTTCATGTATTCAGCCGAAGGACTTCAGCTCATGAGTCTCCTGGTAAATGTTATTGGGCGTTTTAGGCAAGGGATGCTTCTCCCTTCCTCGCCAGAAAACTCCAATCATCCTACGGAAGATGAGAATTATGATAATTATCACTCCAACTGTGACACAGGTGGTGATGACGTGCCACACGTCTTTGAACACACCACCTATAGATCCAGCTAACTTAGTCACAGCTGCAGATGCAGCATCCCCCACATTTTCGCTGCGATCCTTTCGAAGTGAGTCTCGACTAGCATTATCAATATATCTCCCTAAATGGGAGACAATTGGATGATCCGCATTTTGGAGGTAGTTGATGATGTGTAAGGCTGGATCCCAGGTTTTTTCTCTGATGAACCAATGAGGGTACGACACTTTATCCCCTGTGACCAGTAGGCCGTTAGGCCCTTGTTCTGTTCCATTCCCAACATCTACCCAGTGGTGCCAAGCCACACACTTCCTTGTGTCATGGTCCATGTATGTCCCCAAACAATCACGAGTCCCCTTGTGACTCATGGGATTGTTAGTGACAACATAATGGGCCTTTGCCATCTGCAGTGTCTTGTTCACAATCCTGTACACGGGATGTATCCCTGGTGTTCTAGGGTTGAAGTGATGGAGCCTACGGAAGCTAAGGGCACCGGTTGCTGATATGATTTCAATCATATCTAGGCATTTGATCTTCTCTTTTGCGGCCTCCCAATCGAATCGGAGTTTGTCAATTTCGTATGTAGGACCGACAGCACCAGCCCTTCGATCCGCTTGACAGTTCTGAAACGTTTGATTGGCCACAACAGTCTCCAGTTTTATGTCATGGGTCCAGATTCCATTTTCGAATAGAAGCCCTGACTCGCCACAGAATGACAACCTGCATGCCCCATCAATCTTAGTCGGAGGTAGGTGTTGACTGATGAGATAATAAGCCCCTGGTACATTGTCGGTCCATCCACTCCGGATGATGTTGCCTTCATCTACAACCCTGTCTCCACAGGAGGGCCTTGTCTTAGAAGGGTCCTCGATCCACAGGACTGACTGATGGACTGTGTCACATGCCGTGGTGTTACATCGGCCAGATGGAAAAACAGGGTCCAACAGTTCCATTGTGTATGGATCTACCCTCACTTCGTGGACTGTTAGGTGAATCACCACTTCCGCCTCTTCATTGACACTGTTCCAGGCACATTGAGATGGCGGATATGAGCCTTCCTCCTCCGTTCCCTCTCCACGCTTTTTAACTTGGTCGAGACATTCTTGGGTTCCTGGTTCTTGAGCTTCCACTCGTCTTTGAACATCGTGGGAAAAATACCAAGTTGTGGTGCATGCTGTGATCCACCGCATCTTGTGACACAAGAACCCTTTCTGAGTTGCTTTGTGGAAACCAGAGTACCTGGAAAACCTTGTGTGGCCAACAATCGCCCCTATCACATGATCGGTGACAGGGTCTGATGGGCACCTCATGTCTTCAGGGTTGATTTCCACCCATTTGCTTATAACTTCCACTGGAAGAATAAGTTCAGTACCGAGTCCCCACAAGAAGTCACCAGTCTCATTCTTCACCACAGGTGCTGGTGTTCCATCACTTTCCACTAGTGTGAGGTAGCACACAAGAGTCAAAGCCAGTAAGTAAAAACCAGCCATTTTGAACTCTCGTTGTTTTTTTCATGTGCAAATTGTGACCTTATCTGACCTAATTGAGCAATCAAGTAGAGATGTACTCTCTGTCATCATCCCCCACTTTGATAGAGAAAGGCAAATTTATCCCCCAAGTTGTTAAAGGTGGAGGAGGGCTGCCATTTCTGAGAGGAGCCTGGTAGAGGACATTGAACGGAACCCCTCTTCTTTTGGAATGCGTCATAGCACACCAGAACTTTACCTCACAGGGCCTTCCTTTGTAAGATGTATCATAGGCAACTGTGACAGCTTTTGCTTTGTCTGGGTCAAAGGCAGTGATGTCATGATGAAACATGATGACCTCATCAATTTGTGCTTTGTACACGAAGTGAGAGGTGCATGTCACATCTTGCCGGGCATGGACACCCAAGCAGTAAAAGAGCCAGGAATTTATTGGAAATTGCCAAATCGGACATTTTGCCTCATCAACCCATATCTCAAGGATCCTTTTGCAATCTGTGAAACTTTCCATCTCCTCCCAACATCTCATCTCAAATTTTGCTTGGACCCTCATAACATGGGTGCATACACTCTGAACATTTGAATAGACTGGTTCCGGCGGAGCGGAGAAAATATCTTCGCTTGCCACAGGAGCTGAGTCAGGAAGTGTTGCCACTTCCTTCCCCTTCTTCTTGTGAAACAGCCTAATCATTTTTTCCACGAGTATATCTCGTTGATTTTTTCCAGTGGTCCACATAGAGAGCTCACATATTTTGATAAACCTGCTGCTCTTATTGTTTTAAGCAGGCACTCATGCTTTGATTTGCACCCCTCTAATATTTCAGTCAAGTTCAGCTTTTTAATGGCTTCAGTGTCTTTATTCAACTTGATAAAACCACCCTTCTTTCGGGGAATTCTGATCTCGGAGTCCAAACCAGCCAAAAACTCCATGACCGTCTTGTTCTTTGATTCTTGCTTCTGGGGGACTGGCAGCGGTTTCTTTGGAGGTGCTGGACAGGGCTGACTAGGAGGGCTCCAGAAGGTCCCGCCCTCATTGGAGATTCGAATCACAATCTCTTTGTCCTTAACCTCCATCAGCTCTGGCTTAATCTGGTACCCCAATTCTTGGACAACCTTGTATACTGCCCTAGTGAGCAGGTCATCCAGCTCCATCTGGTCCATTACAGCCTCAATAGAAATACGCGGTATCGCAATTGGTTGACTCTTTTTCTCCAATGATATCTGCCTAATCTCCTCTCTGGCCTTGTCATCTTCCAGTCTCCCTCCAGAGAGTTGGGAGTCTTGAGATAAGGAATCAAGCCTAGGATCCTCATTTCCACTTCCTCTGTCATCATCTTCTTCATCATCTTCGCTAGAAGAGAACTCTTCATTTTGTCCATTCAGCTCTTCCACTGGGTTCATCTCCCAGTTTTCTATATCACCCGGAAGATTTGATGTCCTTATGAGAGTGTCAATTTCCTCAGAGGTTCCGTCTTGATCTGGGTCTCCCAAGCTTTCACTAACCCTATCCCAGTTAATTGACTGAGAGATTGCCCTAACTCTGTCTCGATTAGGATTCATGATCTCTCGTTGAGTTTTTTTCATGTGATCAACCCTGAGTCTTAAGGAATTTTCCGACAGTTCCATCACGAACGTCGGTCAGTAGTTGCACTCGAGTCTTGACCCAATGAACGACTTCATCTGGCAGGACGAATCCTTTGATAGAGAGGTAGGCAAACCACTCATCTGGATTGGCTCCATTTGGGATCTCACCTGGGGTCACATCTTCCTCTGCAGTTCCTGTAGGATCCTCTTCTTTGTCGGTGCTGTATTCCTTTGTGAATGAGGGACGTGTTCCAAGAACATAAGCAACGATCTTTCCATTGAGAACACTATTAACAGTGTCCACCTCAGCCCCCATTCTCGCGTTCTTTGAACGCTTAGATCCAAGCAGAGCTCCCACAACATGACAAAACAGGGAGAATGATGGATTGGCTTGTGCAGAGTATGGGCTCCGGTCGCTTACTCCAAGTTCTCTCATGTAAGCCACATAGGAGTCACCTTGATCTAGTTCTTCATCTGGTTTAGACATCTGATCCAATTCATCTGCCATCTTGCTGGAGAACACCCAAAGCATAAATTGCTCGATTGCAAGTCCAGTGAGCTTAGTGATGTGGTTTAGTGTGGTTAGTGCAGAACAATCTTTAAAGCGTGAGGGGAGTGTTCCATACCTGACGGCAGAGAGAGGTAGATTCTTAAACTTGTGATGAAACATGTCAATACATGCTATGGCGCAATTGTAATTTGCGTCAAGCCCGACATTTTTCATCTGAGCAAGGCTCCCTGGTTGAATGTCCATTGCTCTCTGGCTCAAATGTTTGGCATGATCTTTCGCCGTGTTGTACAGCATGTCGCGATAGTCAGTGTGGGTTGCCTTGGAGTAGCGGTAAAGAAAGCATATATAAAATGCAATCCATGGGGCATCTTCTTCCCTGATTTGATCATTGATTTGCTCGTTGGGGAGCTGAGTATCTCTTTCATCAACATTGACCAGATCCCATGGACAAACTTCAGTGTCTGCATTTCCAATTACCACTCCAAATGAAACCCAATCAAGTGACAACCGCTGCTTCTGGCTCTTGAAGATCTTATACAGGGTCGCTGCTGCAATATCACCCGTAAGTCGACCTTCGATCATCGCCTGTGCTGCGTGCTGGAGTGTCTGAACGAGAGGTACATTCTTCAGTCCAACAACCAAAGTTGGCTTCCTGGCCCTATTGGCACGGAACCACGCCGATGCATACTGAATTGGCGTAGTCTCCTGGGGAAGCACAGGTTTAACTTGCTTATGGTTGCAGGTCCTGTAAACAGCTTCTGGTTTCGAGAATGACATCTTGACCTCTCGTTGGCTCTTTACATAGAGTCATCCAGAGACAAATAACAATCTTCAGTATCTTGATGGTTTCTTTGTCTCTGT